ATTGATATGTTCCAGATCAGTAATAACAATTCCGACAATTTTGGCATTGCGCTTTGACCACAATTTATATGACTCTATTCCGCAAACGACTGCGTCCCATTTTGACCAATTTACAGTATTACTTTGATTTTGAAGCCAAATAAGTGTTCGTTCATTACGAATAGTAGGAGCATTAAGATTTAATAATTTAGGACCCGTTTTAGACATTTTAATAAAAAACCCAATTATACTTTAGACTGTTTTTTTATAACATATAAATAAAATGACTATTACATCCATTACTCCACTTTATGGATCCTCTACAAAACAAACACAAATTACAATTACAGGATCTAATTTTAATACTCTAAACACGGTAACAATTAATAACGTTACCGCAACAAGTATTCGTGTCAATACATTACGTACTATAATTACTGCGCTTCTTCCAATAATGCCTATAACAGTAACAAGTTTCTATCCAATTGTTGTAAATGGTGTACCGTCATCATTTAATTTTACGTACTATCCAGATCCGACCATTACAAATGTAACCCCGAATTTTGGCTCATCTTTAGGTGGAACATCCGTTACAATTACAGGGACTCATTTTACAAATATAACAAGTTTATTTATTGGACCTAATGCGGTAACAGATATTGCTATTTACAATAATTCTACTACTATTACTGCGAAGACACCTCCTAAAACAGATAACAATACAGATATTACACTTACAACTATAGCAACTTCAATAATTGTACCTGGTTTATTTATGTATTATGATTATCCAGTCATTACGACTGTATCACCTGATAATGGCTCATTAATAGGTGGAACAGACATTACAATTACTGGAAATTATTTAATTGGAATTTCGAGTATAACTATTGGAGGAAATATAGTATCCATTTATACAATTAATTTAACAAATACAATAGTTACCTTAATAACACCACCCACAACATCGACTGGACAACAAATTCTTGCTATAAACTTTTCGGCAAATCAAACACAACCTGAAGTACAAATAACAAATGTATTTACCTATTATACACCATCTATTACAAGTGTATATCCTAGTCAAGGAGTCTTAGCAGGTGAAACATCTATAACACTTACTGGATTGAATTTTATTGATACAGATACTATAAATATGACAATAGGTGGAAATCCAGCCACCATGGTTGTAGTTAATAGTACTACTATTACAGCAGTAACGCCAGAAGGAACAGGTCAAGTAAGCATTATTGTAACATTTAATAATGATATAACGGCAACTATTCCATATACATATAGTGATATACCAGTAATTATATTAGTAAATCCCAGTGGAGGAGAATCAGGAACATCAATACAAATTATTGGAACAAGTTTTGATAGTTCAACAACATTAACCATTGGTGGAATACTATTGTCTATTATACTCGATGGTACAGTTATTTATGCGACGGCTCCACCAGGAGAGGGAATACAACCATTAATTATTACAACAAATGGAGGTGTAGCATCAGCCACTTTTACGTATAATCCACCATTACCAAATCCACCAGAGGATCAGTTTTGTACATTACCACCTTATAATGCGACTAATTTTACAAGTGCGAATAAAAGTGTATTTGATACGCTAGTTATTTATGCTAAAAACGCACCGAATTATCCATGGTCGTCAGGCACAGACGCGCCACAAATATATACAACTCAGCAAAATAATACATATTTTAATGGATTGAATCAACAAACAATATCTATTAAAAATATAAATAATACATTGATATCAAATGGTAATAAGGGGAATGTTCCATATCCTACTTTTAAGTCACAGACGGAAAGATTGATGTATCTACAAGGGCAGACTCTAACCGCATCTAGAAATAAAATGATTGGTATTAATTCTCTAGTTCCGTGTTCCACTATTTATCAAATTATAAATTCATGAATCCCGACATAGAAAGATTCATAAAAAAAGTATTATAATAGAATGAATGATATATGTGTAAACCCTCCTTATAATGCGACTAATTTTACATCCGGACCGATATTGAGTACATTACAAACGTATGCTAAAAACGCACCCAATTATCCATTGTCAACAGGTACAGATGCTCAACAGATATATTTAAGTCGACAGAATGTTTCTTATTTTAACGGGATAAACCAACAGACGTCCGCTATAAAACTAATAAATGGTAAACAATATCCTCAATTTAGATCGGAAGCAGAAAGGCTTATGTATAGACAAGGACAGTCTTTGACATCGTCTAGAAAAAATCAAGTTCCTTGCTCGACAATTTATAACATTATTAATTCCTAAATAGGATTATGGAGAGCATAGATATAGAAAACAAAGCAGAAGCAGATGCCCTACGAGATTATGTTCTTATAGATAAAATCTGTAATTTTTATGATCTATTGAGTAAAGAAGAATTAGAAGTTGCTCATAATGTAGTTCATATTATTTCCAAACATTTATGTAAAAAACATTTCAGACAAAAAATTAAAATAAATACAAGAGCATTAGTTAAAGCATTTGGAGAATTGGATAAAATAGGGATGGAAGATTTACAGAAATAATTCTTTAAATTCAGATATAACTTGACACAAAGAATTAAAATCCTCTTTACTAATTTGTAACACTTGTGGGTTCATTGTTTTTAGGAGTACGTATGGTTTTACGGTGCTTTTGAGGCTTGATAATGGATTCACGGAGTTTTCCTCTTTCTTGTGATAAGAGAGAGACTCGGAAAGTGTCGAGATTGGATTTAACTCTTTCTCTCCAGTCGGCGTAATATGTAATGGAATTATTGGTATATGATCCAATTGCGATACATCTGGAAGATGATTTTCCAGCATCAAGTTCAAAGGTGTAGACGGTAGTTCCATCAAGATAGTAGGGGATTCCGTTGATATGCTTAAGTTCATATGCCATTTCTAAACTTTTTTATGAATTAAAAATCTTCAAATTTTTTTTAAAAAGTATACAAATGTTACACTAATATCCAATCCATGATGGCCAGTAATTATAAGGTGCTAGCCAAGGCCATATGGGAGTTTCTTTTACAATATGTTGCGGACGGTCGTATTGAACATTTTTATATTTAATATTCATTATAAAATAAATAATATAAATAAATGCAGCACCGTAGAGTATACAAAATATATCAAGATTCATTCTAATATTTATTTATTTATTCCACCAACCAACATCTATAATATATTCCTTGAATGGATTACTATTATCGTACATATTGAAAGAAAGAGTCGATTCAGGTTCAGGAGTAAATCCCCAATACCCTATTTTGACATTACCAAGTGTAAAAGATGGACGCATCCCACCATTAGGGCTAAGACCTGTACTGCCTCCTTTGTTGGGTACAAAACCGTTTGATGTTTTTGATGGGTTTGATGGGTTTGGTTCTGTTGGCTCCAGTGTTCTAGTGAATGGTTTATATTCTAAAGGATTTTCAATTATAGGGTTTTGATATACTGGAAAAAGTAAATACATATATAAAAAAATGAATAAGATAATTATACCGTAGAGTAATCTTAGACTTTGCGTCATTCCTATCTATTTCCGATTTTTAAAAGTCAGTATCGAGTGAAAAACTCATCTCCTCTTGATTTTTACCAACACCCGATTTAGCGTAACTTGTTACGCGTTTTTCAAAGAAATTATCCTTTCCTTCCAATGAGATGCGCTCCATAAAATCAAATGGATTTAAAGCATTATATATTTTACCATATCCCAATTGTGTACTAAGACGATCCGCTACAAATTCAATATAAGTAGCCATCAATTTATCGTTCATACCAACAAGATGACAGGGTAACGATTTAGTTATGAAGTTTTTCTCAATTTTAACGGCTTCGCGGATTATTTTATGAACTTTTGTTTTAGGTAATTTCCTTTGAATCTCTTCATAAAGAGCACATGCGAAATCAGTATGAAGTCCTTCATCACGCGCAATAAATTCATTGGAAGTGGTTAAACCAGGCATGAGACCGCGCTCTTTGATCCAGTAAATCGCACAGAAAGAACCAGAGAAGAATATACCTTCCACTACCGCAAATGCTATAAGTCGAGTGGCAAAGTTCTCGTCTTTGGATGCTATCCATTTCTGAGCCCAGTCGGCTTTTTGTTTTACGCATGGAATCGTTTCAATGGCTTTAAAGAGTTTCATTTTTTCATCTTTATCGTCGATATAGGTATCAATTAATAAGGAATATGTTTCGGACTGACCTGTTAATATTCCATTAAATATTCCTGTGTGATTTTTAGGCTCATTAAAACAATATGTTTCAGAGTCTACCATTGTATCAGTAACAGATACTACGCGAACGAAAGATGCTACGCGAACGAACTCTTTCTTTTCTAGACATTTTGAATTAAATCCAATTTTTTCGAGATCTTCTACAAATAGAGTATATATAGGTTTACATTTATGGTCTTTTTTACAGGAATCTTTTATACATTGGATACGCGATCGTATTCCTAATGTTGTTAATAATAATTGTACTTTCTTTATGAATTCATAATGGACTGTAGTATATTCTACAGATCCACGGGAATCAAATAACCCTTTTAACCATTGTAATTTAGTTTCAACCGAATAATTTATAGGAACTTCGTATTTTTCTTTATTAATTGTAATAAAACATACAATTGTACTTTGGTTGCTCACAGAATGGGAAATAGATAAGTTTTGTAGTAATTCCTTATTGGAGAGAATAATGATAGGATAATTATCAGAATACTCTCCATCTCCACAAAAGAATCCATGTGTATAAGGATTTTTAAATTCATCTGGATCTTTACAATCCAGTAAAGGATATTCAAACGAACCAATAATATCTCCCGTTTTAAGATTTTTCGTAAATATTTTTTCAACCTTATCATGAACTAACCATTTATGTTCGTCAGTACAATCTAATTCCATACCATTATCAAGTAACACTTTATAAAGTCTTGATGAATCACTTGTTTTCTTTACAGTAACTTCCGAAAATTCAGTCCCATTCCATACATTTACCTTTGTCTCTGCCAATGATTTAATATTAAAATACCCCATATCAGTTAGTATCATAGTATCAGGAGATACGCAATGTACTGCTTCCATCATCAATTGAACCGAATAAAACTGTCTGGCTTCTGCTAATTGGATTTCATTCATGAAACGACACACCAGATTTTCCTGAATAATTCCATCGGATCCAGCGAAAAACCCTAACACATTTTTAATAAATATTTGTTCATTCGCATTTAATTTAACCCAGTCTCTCATATCTTTGGATAGGTCAATTTCTTCCGTCGTCCAGAAAACGGAAATGTGATTTTTATATTTTTGGAAAAGTTTAGGTTTCATGATGGGAAATAAAGTAAAACGAGTAGGATTTTCTTGGAGAATTGGTTCTACAAAAGAATCTAATTCAATCTGTTCTATTTCATCGGATTTTCCTTTTATAACAGGTGAATTGTAAGGTGACCTGAATTTCAAAGGTTCCATCATGTTAAAGCCGTATATTTTATTTTTTTATTTTTATGTTCAAAATTATATTCAAATTTTTATAATATAAAGAATTATAATAATATATACAAAAATGTATCCGTATATCAAAATTCACAATTTATATTCG